GCGCTGGCGATGCCACTGGGGCCGGTGAGCAGCGAGCCCCCACCCATAGCGGCGCTCGAGCGGTTGCGCTTCATCATGTCCACGGCCTGCGCCTGGTCAGGTTGCTTGACTGCCTGGGGCGGGGGCGTGGGTGCGGGAATTTTTGGCGACGACATGCACATCGTGGTGTCCTTCAGGGATTGCCCGGGCATTGTGCGAGGCCCGGGCGTGGACACGGACACCTCAGCGCCGGGCGTAGGGGTCGTACTCCAGCGCGCTGTTGTCCTCGACCGGCAGGCCCAGCGCCCGGGCACGGGCCTCGACGCTGTGGTCTCGGTACACCTGGTGGGCAAAGGTCAGGGCCAACGCGTCACCCAGGTCGGGCGACGGCAGGCCTCGGGCCTTCATGTCGTCCTTGCTCTCGAGCTGCATCTTGTCGCTGGACGTGAACTTGTAGGTGGGTGCGGCCAGATCCTGCTTCAGGTCCACGATGTCGGGGATCGCGGCGCCCGACATGATCCACTCCTTCATGTTGTGCCACATCTCCACGCGCTTGTTGAGGTATTGCGCCTCGCTCGGCATGCCTGCGAAGTGCACCTCGATCACGTCGTGGTGCAGCTGGCGCAGCCGGTCGATCACGCCAGACCCGTTGCCCGCGTCAATGAACACCGCGTCAGGGCGCTCGCGCTCGATGGTCGCCGCCACCTTGGCCGCGAGGTCCATGTTGTCGATGCCGCGGTACACCTCGGGCTTTGAGGCATACAGCCCCTGGCGCATGAAGATCACGCTGCGATCGTCCCCAAAACGTGCGGGGTCCACGCCCAGCACCTTGGCTGCGAACGTGTAGTCCCGCGGGTTCAGGTGGCGCCCAGCGGCGGCCTGCACATCGCTCAGTGAGATCAGCTGGTTGTCGCCTGCTGCCGCGAAGTCGCACAGCATCTCGCGCTTGAACGTGTTCTCGTCCACGGATTGCCGGTAGCGCTCCACCTCGGTCGGGTTCAGCGCGTCGGTGTCATAGACCGTGTACAGCGCTGCGAACCACTGATCCAGCGTGCGGGCCTTGAAGAACAGCTCGCTGAAGAGGTTCACGCCGTGCGGTGTGCCGATCATCAGGGCCCAGCCCAAACGGTCGGCCAGGGCGGGCTGGATGACCTCGAGCCAGGTCTCTGGCTTGACGTTGGCCACCTCGTCGATCACCACGCCGTCCAGTCGCACGCCACGCATGGCGTCGGGGTTGTCGGCCCCGTAACACCGGATCACCGCGCCGTTGGTCGTGAAGCGCACCCACAGCTCGGACTCGTTGATCTCGCACAGGCCACGCATAACGAGGGGCTGCACCTTCTGCTTCAGTCGCAGCCAGGCAATGGACTTAGCCTGCTTGAGCAGTGGTGCCACGTAGAAGAACAGGCCCAAGGGCAGCGTGAAGCGCAGCGCCTTGTCGATGAGCTCGGACAGCGCCAGCTCGGTCTTGCCGGCCCGCCGGTGCAGCGCCAGCACCGTGAAGCGCTTGCGGGCCAAGTGGACCTCGCGCTGCCACTGGCGAGGCCTGTAGCCCAGGTCGATGGTCTGGGGCAGCACTAGGCGAGGTCGTCGAACGTGTCGACCGGCACACCTGTGGCGATGATGACTGTGGCCTGCTGCACCGGCCCGCCATCTGCACCGGTGAGCTCGGTGCGGTCGGCGTAGACCTTCTTGCGCCGTCCCTTGAGGAACAGCGCCAGCAGCGCGTCGCTGTGTTTGCGGATCGTGAGGGGCACGGGTTGGCCGTTGGCGTCGAGCTTGATGCGGTATTGCTCTGCGCCCGCCTCGTCCTCGTAGCGCTCGTATCGGTAGGCCAGGCGGCCCTTGTCCACCACCGGCTCTTCAAAGCCCACCACGGCCCGCCTGAAGGCCTCCTGCTCGGCTCGGTCGATGCCGTCCTCCAGCGCCTCGGCCTCGGCCTGGGCGAACTCAGGATCGTCCTGGCGTGCTCGCCACGCTGTGGTGCGATCGATGCCCACCGCCTTGCATGCGTGCTGGAACACCGGCACCTCGCGCAGGGCTGCCAGGTATGCGTCGCGCCACGGGAAGGGGTGATGGGCCATGCATGGCAATGTAGCGCGGTGCTAACCAGTGACGGACACGCGCACAACGCGAGCCACCGACTGACCACGCCGTCGGCCAGCCGCGATGTGGGCGATGCAGGACTTGCTCACGTCGAACTTCGCCGCCACCACCGCGTAGGACAGCCCCTCGTCCAGCAGCGCCTGCACCTGCCCCACCTCCGCGTCAGTCAACTTGGCCAGCGGGTGGTGCTCGCCGATGCGCCGGCCGTTTTCGTTCAATGCGATCAGTTTCTGCATGATTTGCGCGTTCCTTTCTGACCAGTCGGAGCGTGTAAAACTTTGCTCATTCGACTGCAACAACCGACACTTCAGTGCAACACTGCAACGCCCCTATAGGGCGGCGTTGCGTTGCGTTGCACTTTTTGAAGTAAGTGCAACGTGCAACACGGTGCAACGTTGCAGTCGTGTTGCAGTGTTGCACTCTGAATCCGCACAGCACTGCGCGTTCAGCAAACAAAGATGCAACCATCATCGCCAATCCCGTACGGCGAATTGTCCCCAATGCACAGTGCATCCAGCGCCCTGCGCACCCTTTGGCGTCGTGAATCCCGCTTGCCATCGGCCGGCGGATCCATCCTTTTCATGGCCTCCAGCACCACCGGCGTGACCTCGATGCCCTCGGTCTGGGCCAGCGCGAACTCCTGAATCACGGCGTTCACGATGGTCTCCACCGGGCCCAGCTTGCGCATCGAGACCCCACCCACGGCCGGCATTGGTGCGTCCACCACCACGCAGCTGGTGATGGGCTCGATGTCCTCATCCACCCCGATCTGCACCACCTCGAGCGCAAAACCCCACTCCAACCCGTCCTCCCCGTCCTTGCTTTTGGTCAACCGCAGCGCCCGCTGGTCACCCTCGCGCACCACCTCGATCTCAGCGTCGGCCGCGGCGCGCAGGCCTGACCAGCCCCTGGCCCCCTTGGTGGCGTCCTTGCCGCTGTGGTGGATCAGCAGCACCATGGCGCCTGTGGCCTCGTGGATGCGTTTGCAGTACCCCAGCGCCTTGCCCACGTCCTCGCCCGCGTTCTCGTTAGCCCCCGGGGTGGTCTGGGCGAACGTGTCCACCACGATCAGATCCGCACCCCCGCTGGCCTTGATGCCACGGGCGATGTCGACCGCGTCCTGCTTTTCGAGGAGGTTGGGCGCCGCGTTGAGCACGCTCATGGGCACACCGGTGAGATCCACCTGCCCGTGCTGCGCGTAGGCTGCCAGGCGCTTCCTGAACCCGTCAGCACCCTCGGCGGCGATGTAGGCCACCCTGCCCTGGCGCACCTTGCGACCGCGCCATGCGGTGCCCCGGGCGATCGCCATGCCCATGTCCAGCACCGCGAAGCTCTTGCCACTGCCGCTGGCACCGTACACCACGCCGAGCGCTGCCTTCGGTAAAACGCCCTTGATCATCCACGGCAGCGCCTTGGCGCTGGAGAACAGGTGCACCGGCTCGAAGTTGAACCGGGGGGCCTCGCCTGTGGGCGGCGCGTCGTCCAGCAGGGCCTCGAACTCCTCAGCGCTGGCCGGGGTGTTGGGGCTCATGCCGGCCATCTTCATCGCGGTGCGGATGGTGACGGTGCGGTCGTGGTGCTTGCCAAACGAGGTCCAGCGCTGCAGCAGCACCTCGCGCCCTGGGAACTTGTCACTCTGCTCTGACCAGTCGCACCAATAGTCGAACCCCTCGCCGCGGGTCTCGTGGTGCAGTCCCATGCCCACCGCGAGCCACTCGTCGTGGGCCATGCCAGGGTCGAGCTTGGCCAGCAGCTCCTCGAGCTGGGCCGCGGTGAGGCCCACCGGCTCGCCAGCGCTCACGCTGATCTCGCCCACAGGCCGGGCGAAGAGGCGCGTGCAGAGCTCGCGCACCGGCTCGTCCACGGCCGCCACAGTGTTGGCGTTGCCCATCATCTCGCTGGCCGGCAGCATGTTGCCCGTGAAGGTCACGAACCCCTTGGTGCTGAAGACCTCGAACCCGTACGGGTCGCCCTTGTACTTGCTGTTGCCGTACTGACCCTTGATGAAGGCGCGCACGCCGGTGCCGCTGGGGCTGTACTCGGCGTAGGTGTTGGTGACGATCGGCACCAGGTCCGGGTGCAGGTCGCCGCCGGTGATGCAGTGGTCGAAGTCCAGCGCGCAGATGTTGAACTCGGGCAGCGGGACGAACCCGACACCGTCAAAGCCCCGGCGCGCGGCCGCGGTGCGCGCGGCGTCGAACGTGGTGAGCTGCTGCCGGTCCTCTGGACGGCCCTGCACGCCGTGGCGCTTGGACCCGTTCGTGTAGTAGGGCACCTTGCGTGGCCTGTCCTCGCCCTCGTGGTACTCGAAGCGCCACACCAGCCAGGCTGGCAGGTTGCGCATCTCATCGGGCGCCACGATGCTCGAGAGGTGGGGCTTGATGGTGGTGACCGCGTTCACCTGCGGTCTCCGGTTGAAGCGTTGAACATTGGCGACTTTCAAAAGCGCCATGGGTGGAGGTTCCGGAGTCGCCAAACCAACCCGCTGTCCACGGGCCGGAACCCCCACCCATGGCGGGACAGAAACGGTTTGGCCCTAAGATTGTAGCAGTCAGTACAGCCCTATGCGCCCCATCGCACGGACAGCTTACACACGCCTGGCCCACTTCCTGAGCCACGCGCCGGTAAACTCGACCTCGCCTCGCTGGCGGGCCATCTGGGTGTACTGGCACACCCACATCGAGCGCTCGCGTCGCACGAGGACCAGGATATTGCCGCTGGGCAGCATCAGTCGCATGCCCACAGCCAGCTTCATTTGTTCGCGCTGAAGAGGGCCATCGTGCAGAAACCCGCCATGAAACCCAGCCAGAAGATCAGGAACTCAATCACCGGACACCTCACTCACGATAGGGAAATCCGAGACCACGGCACGCGAGCCCAGGCACTTGCTCGCGTACTGGCACGCCCGGCAGGCAGCACACAGGTCAGTCTTGAAGACCAGTGGCAAACGCCCCCGGCTGGCCTTGTGCATCTCGGCAGTCACCGACTCGACGCGCCCCGCCATGTCGGCACTCGCCTGGCGGTGGCCGCCCGCGAGTTGGTACAGCTGTCCGCGGGTGGTGCGGACTCTGAGCGCCAGCGTCATCTGCTCGTCGGTGGTGGCGGCGGCCATCCAGGCGCGCATGGGTGTGATGGTTTTCATGCGCCAGATTTTAGCAGACCGTACAGAATTTGCACCTTTGCGGTAAGGTCGGGTAGGCTGCGCGCCATGCGATCGGTCTACGAACAGCGCCGCGAGAACCTGCGCACGTTGATGCGCAGCTGGGGTGGACCCACCTCGCTGGCCAAGAAGCTGGGCCACTCCAACGGCAGCTACCTGGCCCAGCTCGCCGGCCCCAGGCCCACCCGCGAAGTGTCAGAGAAGGTCGCCCGCGAGATCGAGGGCAAGCTGGGCCTGCCCATGGGGTGGCTGGATAAGGAAAACCCCGGCAGTGTGCAGCCGGATGACGAGCAGCTTGCAGAGTGCGTTCGCGCCGTGGCAAGCTCGTTACGTGACAAGGGCCTACGGCCCAACCCTGAGACCTACTCTCAGCTTGTCGCACTCGTGTACGACCGCGTGCGCCTGACCGGGCGGGTCGACGAGGCCTACATACAGAAGCTGGTCGGGCTCATCATCGGAGGCAAGTAATGGACGACAACACCCTCGAGCAGCGCATCCGGTACTTGATCGAGCACGGCGGCGTGTACGACGACCCGCTCGACGACATCCGCCGCGGCATCCGCTGGGCGATCGGGATCGGGGCGGTGGCCCTGATCTGCGCACTGGCCAACCTCCTGGTCTGAAACCAATACCCGACTGATTTTGTCGGGCTTTTTTGTGCGCGGGTGTTTTAGCATGTGCTACATTATCGACATCGCAATTAATTAACCGGAGAAACAAATGGCCTACCGTCAAATGCACCTCGACAAAGGACCCAAAGGGATGGCAGCTCGCACCGCCTGCGGTCGCAACATCCTGCGCACCCCGATGTCCACCGACTGGGCCGGGTTCAAGAACGAGCCGCAGCCGTACCAGTGCATCAAGTGCCGGGCGTCCAAGCAGTTCGAGCTGAACACCCGCCGCGACGCGCAAGCCACCTGAGTCCCGTGCGACCTGCCCCCGGGCAGGTCAGACGAGATTCCCCAACCCGCAACGTAGAGAAAGAACCATGCAATGAACTTCATCCTGAACATCGGCCTCGACAACGTCCCTGCCGATCTCTCCTACACCAACGGCGTCCTGAACCCGCTCACCACACGCCGCGCCCTGCAGGCCACGCAGGCCGCCCGCAACCACGGCTTCGACATCGTCCGCGCCAAGGTGGTCCAGTCTGACACCGAGCTGACCCTGGTCATCCTCGCCGAAGACAACGGCATCGGCCAAGACAACCGCGTCGACATGCTGGCCGTGGCGCTCAAGCAAGACTGCATCGCCATCTGGTCCGTCGACCAGCAGTACGGCCAACTGATCGGCCCCAAGGCCGCCGCCTGGGGCGAGTTCAACCCCGAGTTCTTCTTCATGCTCGACGGCACCCGCCTCGCACAGCCCACGCAACTCGCAGCCTGAAAGGACAGCGCCATGCTCCACACCCCGCCCCACAAGCAGACCGATCCGCGCAAGGCCCCTGGCCAGATACCGAGCCGCAAATGAACCCCACCAGCTCCACCAAAGCCAAGGCCCGAGTGAAGTGGATGGGCACCTTTGAAGCTGTGGTCGTGAAAGCCGAGCCGGCACACGCCGGGCGCATCGAGTGGCCCACCGCGCACCACTGGTACTTCTCGGGCTACACCGCCCAGGAGGCTGCCGAAAAGTATCTGGCAGCAAAAAAGATCTCCCAAGCCCTGTAGCATCCGCTACAATGATGTTTTACAACCCCGAAAGGAATTCCCCGTGATCCAAGTCACCCTCAACTTCCCCGACCAGGCCGCCCTGGTCGCGTTCTTCACAGCCAACACCGGCGCCGTCAGTGCACCCGAGAAGGCCGCCGTGGCCGACATCAATCCGGGAAAGCCGAAGCCTGCAGCTACCCCAGCTGCGACCGCGGCGGCCCAGCCTGCGAGCGCCGCGCCTGCTGCGGAGTCCCCTTCTGACCCAAAGCCTGCTGCAGCGGGCACCCCCGCTGCGCCTGCTGCCTCGTCCGAGAAGCCCGCCGCCTCAGTCGACTACCCTACCCTGCAGAAGGCCGTGTTCTCCTTGGCTGGCAAATCCCGTGAGAAGGCCGCCGAGGTCGCCGCGTCGTTCGGCGTGAAGACCTTCAAGGACCTCGACCAGTCGAAGTGGGCCGACGCCCTGGCTGCCGTCAACGTCGCACTGGCTGGCTGATCATGGCCGGCAGTCACTCCACGTGGAGCGCCAGCAAGTTCGAGGCAGACATGGCCTGCCCGGGCAAGCATGTGCTCGAGGCTGGCATGCCCAACAGCACCAGCAAGTACGCAGCCGAGGGCACCGCGGCGCACCAGGTGCTGACCTGGGCGCTGCAGGAGAACCTGCCAGCGTCCGCGTTCATCGGCCGACTGATCGAGGCTGACGGGTTCGCGTTCGAGGTGGACGACGACATGGCCCGTCATGTCCAGGTCTGCGTTGACTACGTCGCCGACCTGCGCGGTGACGATGGCGTCGTGTTCGCCGACATCCGGGTGAACTACAGCCAGTACCTCGGCACCCCCGAGGACGAGGCCTGGGGCACCGCCGACGTGATCGTGGCCCGCGGCATCGAACTGATCGTGGTCGACTTCAAGTACGGCATGGGCGTCGAGGTCTCGGCCGAGGCCAACCCGCAGATGAGCCTGTACGCGCTCGGCGCGCTGCAGGCCTACCACGGCCTGGTGGCTGACTTCGAGCGGATCCGCATGGCGATCAGCCAGCCCCGCCTGTCGGTCAAGCCCAGCGAATACGACATGTCGGTCGAGGATCTCGAGGCCTGGGGCCGTAGCACCGCACGTAGTGCGGTCCTGACCTGCCGCAACGCCGAGCGCACCCGCCACGAGGACGACGAGACCCGCTGGCAGGAGCTGTTCCTGCGCCCGACCGAGAAGGGTTGCAAGTTCTGCAGGGCCAAGGCCACCTGCCCTGCGCTGCGCAACGAGGTGACCTACCAGGTTGCCTCAGTCACGCCGGCCACTCCCGAGGAGTTCGCCGAGCTGGTGGAGCCCGCCCTCGACAAGACATCCGCGCATCCCGACTACATCAGCGTCGCACTGTCAAAGGTCGACCTGATCGAAGATTGGTGCAAGGCCGTGCGCGCCGAGGCCGAGCGCCGCCTGCTGGCCGGTGCTCCGGTGCCAGGCTACAAGCTGGTGCAGGGCAAGCGTGGCAGCCGCGCGTGGTCTGACCCGAAGGCCGCCGAGGAGCTGCTCAAGACCTTCCGGGTGAAGATCGAAGACATGTACGACCTCAAGCTGATCAGCCCCACCAGCGCCGACAAGCTGGCCAAGGCCGAGGTGATCGGCAAACGTCAGTGGCCCAAGCTGCAGACGCTGATCACCCAACCCGATGGCAAGCCACATGTGGCCCCCGTTTCCGATTCCCGTCCCGCGCTCGACATCCGTCCGGTCGCAGAGGACTTCGCCACCGTGACGGACGATCTCGCTTAATTCTCAACCAAAGGTAAACACCATGACCGCACCTACCCCCCTGGGCCGCATTCTCCTGAAGAACGCACGCCTGTCCTTCCCCGCCCTGTTCGAGCCCACCACCGTGGCCGGCGAAGGCAAGCCCCGCTACGGCGCCGCGCTGCTGCTCGGCGCTGATCACCCCCAGCTCGCCGAGATCAACGCCAAGATCGACGCGGTGGCCAAGGACAAATGGAAGGACAAGGCAGCCACCGTACTGGCTGGCCTGCGCAAGACCGACAAGGTCGCGCTGCACGACGGCGACACGAAGCCCCAGTACGACGGGTTCCCGGGCAACTACTTCCTGAGCGCCAACAGCCAAGAGAACGCGCCCCCGACCGTCATCGACCGCGACCGCACGCCGCTGACCATGAAGAGCGGTCGCCCGTATGCCGGGTGCTACGTGAACGCCTCGCTGGAGTTCTGGGCGCAGGACAACCAGTACGGCAAGCGCGTGAACTGCACCCTGCGCGGCGTGCAGTTCTACGCCGACGGTGACTCGTTCAGCGCTGGCCGCCCGGCCGATGCTGACGAGTTCGACGAGGTCACCGAAGGCGCGAGCGCCGACGACTTATGGTAACCCAGGCGGCCCCCTCGAGGGGGCTGTTTGGTGAGGGCCCCGGTTGGTTCGCCGGGCTGCCTGTGAAGTCAGGCCCCTCACCAAACATCGGGAGCAGCAACTCCTAGCCGGGACTCACCCACCCTGCGCATCGCTGAGGAATATGTCGCGCCCCCGCCCGGTACTGCTATCCGGGGCGCGACTGAGCAGACCGTGCTGCTGGAAACTGAAAGCGGTCATTCCTCGGAACGGGCGACCTTTTTGAAAGATGGATGATGACCACCCTCTGGTTTGACTGCGAGACCTACAGCGAGTGCGACCTCAAAGCGCACGGCACGCACCGCTACGCCGAGCACCCCAGCACCGAGATCACCGTGGCCCAGTGGGCGATCGACGACGGTGAACCGCAAGTGTGGGACTGCACTGCAGGCGAGCGCCCAGACCTTACGGCCGACCTGTTCGCGGCGTTACAGTTCGACCCCACCGTCCTGATCGCCGCCCACAACAGTGCCTTCGACCGCACGTTGCTGCGCCACTGCTGGGGCATCGACGTGCCCGTGGAGCGTTGGCAGGACACGATGATCCAGGCGATGGCGCACGGCCTGCCAGGCGGTCTGGATAAGATCGGCCAGATCGTAGGACTGGAGGCCGACCAGGCGAAGGACAAGCGCGGGCGCGAGCTGATCCAGTTGTTCTGTAAACCCCGGCCCAAGGGCCACGCACTGCGAAGGGCTACCCGTGAATCACACCCCAAAGAGTGGTCCGAGTTTCTCGAGTATTCCAGACAAGACATCGTCGCCATGCGGGCCATCGGCCAACGCCTGCCGAGCTGGAACTACCGCACTGGTCATCCTGAGCTGGCGCTCTGGCACCTTGACCAGCGCATCAACGATCGGGGGGTCGCCGTTGATATTGACCTGGCGCGGGCAGCGATTGATGCGGTGGCGCGTGAGCAAAAGCGACTGAAGGCCGAGGTCACCGACCAGACCGACGGCCTGGTAACCAACGCCAGCCAGCGCGACAACCTGTTGGCGTTCATCCTGGCCGAGTACGGTGTCGACCTGCCCGACATGAAGGCCGACACGCTGCGCCGCCGGCTCGAGGACCCCGAGCTGCCCGAGGGCGTGAAGCTGCTGCTGTCGATCCGACTGGAGGCCACCAAGACCAGCACCGCCAAGTACAAGGCCCTGGTCAATGCGACCAGCGCCGACGGCCGCCTGCGCAACACCCTGCAGTTCGCCGGCGCGCAGCGCACGGCGCGGTGGGCCGGTCGGATCTTCCAGCCTCAGAACCTGCCCAGGCCTGAGCCCGGCTTCGACGAGGCCGCGCAGGACCTGGTGGTCGAGGCGCTCAAGACCGGCTGCGCCGACCTGGTCTACACCAACGTGATGCAGCAGACGGCCAACGCGATCCGCGGCTGCATCGCGGCCCCGCCCGGCAAGAAGCTGGTGGTGGCCGACCTCTCCAACATCGAAGGCCGGGGGCTGGCCTTCCTGGCCGGTGAGCGATGGAAGCTCAAGGCCTTCGCCGACTTCGACGCTGGCACCGGCGAGGACCTTTACAAGGTCGCCTACGGCCGGTCGTTCAACATCGACCCCAAGGAGGCGGTCGGGCAGAAGCGCCAGATCGGCAAGGTGATGGAGCTCGGTCTCGGGTACGAGGGCGGCGTCGCGGCGTTCCTGACCTTCGCCGCGGTCTACAACATGGACCTGCAGGAGCTGGCGAAGGCGGTGTGGGACACGGCCTCACGCGAAGCGCTCGAGGATGCCCTTGGCGTGTGGAAGTGGGCGACTGGCAAGAAGCGCACGCTCGGCCTGCCGCAGGATGTGTACGTCGCCTGCGAGGTGCTCAAGCGCGCCTGGCGCGACGCGCACCCACACACCACCGCGCTGTGGCACGCAGCGGGTGAGAGCGTGCGCGCTGCGATCGCGCACCCGGGTGAGACCTTCGCCATCGGCGAGCACCTCAAGGCCCGCCGCGATGGTGCGTGGCTGCGCATCCGCCTGCCCTCTGGGCGATACCTCTGCTACATCAACCCGAAGGTCGACGACAACGGGCAGATTTCGTATTTCGGAGTCAACCAGTACACAAGGCAATGGGGCGCCATCAAAACCTACGGCGGCAAGATCATCGAGAACTGCACCCAGGCCTTCGCGCGCGACGTGATGGCCAGCAGCATGCCGCTGATCGAGGCCTGCGGTTACGAGATCGTGCTCTCCGTGCACGACGAGCTGATCACCGAGACACCAGACGACCCGCGCCAGTTCGACTGCAAAGGCCTGGCGAAGATGATGGCGCACCCACCAGTGTGGGCGAAGGGCATCCCGCTGGCCGCCGCTGGGTTCGAGTGCACGCGGTATCGGAAAGGTTGAGCGTTTCTCTTGGGATTTAGCAGGTGCTACAATTCACAGATCAACAACCACCTGGAGCAAGCAGTATGCACCTCATCCCCGCCTACGGTCGCGACTACACGTCGAAGGCCGCCGTGATCTCCGACCTAAAAGCCAACAAGGACTTCATCTGGTCCGACGGCCCGGGCCGCCCGCTGCCGATCAACCTACCCCAGATCCCGGCGCACTCGTTCCCGCTGCAGGTCCGCTTCCGCAACCTGCGCACGGTGGCCGTTGTCCAGCGCGCCGAGGTGGGCCTGTGACCACCTGGCCCTTCCCCACCCAGCTGCCGCCCCGGCAGCCGGCCCAGCCCATCCCCTTCAACCCTGACAACTTCGACGAGGCCCCGCTATGAAACCCCTTTTCCTCGACTGCCCCCCGCGCTACACGCGCACCCAGCGCCAGACAGCCAACGACGTCGACTATGCGTGCGCCCTCGAGCACACCGAACGTCCGATGGACTGGCAAGACAAGCTCGTGCTCGGCGCGTGCATCATCGCCGTGGCCGCGCTGGCCGGGATCTTGGTGCTGGTGTGAAGTGTCCGGTCTGCAACAAGCCGGCCGACGTACTCGAGACCCGTCGCACAACGGCTGGCGTGCGCCGCCGCTACGAGTGCTTCAACCACCACCGCTTCAGTACGTTGGAGCGGATCCACGAATTCAAGAAAGGCACACCGTGCGTGAGTCAACAATCGAAAAGCACCTCGTCAAGCGCGTGAAGGCGCTGGGCGGCGAGGTGCGCAAGGTCCAGTGGATCGGCCGGCGCGGTGCGCCGGATCGGCTGGTGATGCTGCCGGTGTTCGGCCCGGCTACGCGCCTTGACCAGCCGCCGCGCGTTGTGCGCAGTGGGCGCACCATCTGGGTCGAGCTCAAGGCCACCGGCGTGGCGCCCGAGGACTACCAGCTGCGGGAGCACAAGCGCATGCGCAAGATGGGCCAGCGCGTCGTCGTGATCGACTCGATCGAGGGTGTCGAGGAGCTGCTGTCGTGAAGTACTGGCCCGGCACCACCCTCCCCCGCTCGACGGGCAACGCCTTCGACTGGCGGCGCACCGCCGGCGAGCTGGCTGCCTACATTCTCAACATCCAGGCCAAGAAGGACGCCGGCCTGTTGGGCGCGAAGGCGCAGCAGGCGAAGAGATGAAGGACTACGTCCCGCGCGCCTTCGCCCCGCTGGCGATGGAGCACTTCATAAACCAGCCCCGCTGCGCCCTGTGGGCAAAGCCTGGCATGGGCAAGAGCGTGCTAACCCTCACCCACCTGGAGATCCTCCACCGGGTGTGGGGTGAGAGTGCGCCGACCCTCGTGCTGGCGCCGCTGCGCGTGGCGCGCGACACTTGGGCCACAGAGGCCGCGAAGTGGCAACACCTGCGGGGCCTCGAGGTGGTGCCGGTGGTGGGCACGCTCGAGCAGCGCAAGGCCGCGCTGCGCAAGAGCGCGCCGATCTTCGTGACGAACTACGATCAGCTGCCCTGGATCGTGGACTTCTACGGTGACCGCTGGCCCTTCGCCACCGTGGTGGCCGACGAGGCGGTGCGCCTCAAGGGTTTCAGGATTCGCCAGGGCACCGCCCGGGCGCAGGCCCTGGGCACGGTCGCACACACCAAGGTCAAGCGGTTCATCCAGCTCACCGGCACCCCAGCCAGCAACGGGTTGAAGGACCTGTGGGGTGCCATGTGGTTCCTTGACGCAGGCCAGCGCCTGGGGCGCACCTACAGTGCTTTCGAGGAGCGCTGGTTCGCCTACAAGCGGGTGATCGACGCGATCAGCAAGAAGCCCGGCATCGTGCCGGTGATCCTGCCCAACGCGCACGAGGAGATCCACGCACGACTGGCTGACATCTGCCTGACGCTGGACCCGAAGGACTGGTTCGATTTGCGCGAGCCGATCGTCAACGTGATTGAGGTCGACCTACCGGCCAGCGCCAAGGTCAAGTACCGCGAGCTCGAGCGCGAGCTGTTCACGATGCTGGGCGAGACCGAGGTCGAGGTGTTCAACGCCGCGGCACTCAGCAACAAGTGCCTGCAGCTGGCCAACGGGGCCGCGTACCTGGACCCCGAGCGCTACGGCCCGGGCAAGTGGATCGAGTTCCACCGCGAGAAGCTCGACGCGCTGGGCGAGCTGATGGAGGAGACCGGCGACGACCCGCTGCTGGTGACCTACGAGTTCAAGTCAGACCGCGAGCGCATCCTGCGCGAGTGGCCCGACGCACTGGACCTGGCGCGCGAGGACCACCTCGCCCAGGCCAAGGCCGGCAAGGGCAAGCTGTGGATCGGCCACCCGGCCAGCATCGGCGAGGGCATCGACGGGCTGCAGGAGCACTGCAACACGGTGGTGTTCTTTGGCCAGACCTGGCGCCTGGATCTGCACGACCAGATCATCGAGCGCGTGGGCCCCATGCGCCAGCTCCAGGCCGGCACCGGCAAGAACGTGTTCGTGCACTACCTGGTGGCCAGGGGCACGGTCGACGAGGTGGTGCTGGCCCGACGGGACGGCAAGCGCAGCGTGCAGGACGCGCTGCTTGAATACATGAAAAGGAAACAGTGATGCACTCCCAAAATACCCCCCTGAAATACAGCCCGATTACAGGCAGCTTGCTGACCATGTCGGTAACGCTCACAGGTGCTGACTGCAGGGAGCGCTACCCCCACCGTCTGTGGGCCTTCAACCCCTGGACGGGCACGCGCAGGCTGGACTCCGATATCAAGTCCGATCCGACCGGCCTGTTGATCCTACCCCCCGGGGAGGAACTGCTTGCCGCAGCGACGCCGCGGCCAAAACCACTGCGTGACATTCTGGAGATGCCCAAGATGCCGGATACCTTCCAGGGGTTGGCGTCCAGGTTCCAGGCTGCAGGTGCGCTCCACCCCGCACTAGCAGAGAAGGCCTTCACGCCGGCCAGCGCCCTTGGCAAACAGGAGGGCGGCGACCACTACAAGAAGATGAAGATCCAGCCGATCGAGTACATCCATGCGAACGGCATCCCGTTCGCCGAGGGGTGCGCGATCAAGTACCTGACTCGCTGGCGCGACAAGGGTGGGGTCGAGGACCTGAAGAAGGCCCGCCACTTCATCGACCTGCTGATCGAGCTGGAGACCAGGAAATGAGCGACAACCTCGACATCGCCAGCGAGCGCGAGGAGCTCGCCCGCACGTTCGCCCAGGCCGTGCGCAAGCCGGTGGGGCCTGTTGCCACCGGCCGGTGCCTCTACTGCGACGAGATCGTGGGCGACGAGCAGCGCTGGTGCGACGTCGAGTGCGCGAAGGACTGGGAAAAGTTGCAGGCGAGGCGGTCGTAGTGCATCCTGCACTTGCACGTAGCACCTGCAACGAGCCGTTGATGCAGGATGCAAGGCCTAAGTTAGTGACCGCTTTAGCATTTTGCTTGGTCACAATATACATTATACGCATCAGAACGAGGGTTTTCCCTGTAGCAGATGCTAAGAAATCCTTTACAATTCATGGCATTGCAACCCCTCTGAAAGCCTGAAATGGTCAAGATCCGCATCACCGCAACCATCGAGAACGAGTACGCGAACCGCCTGCCCGACTTCTTGCCGCTCGACAAGCTGAACGTCGGGGTCTGCGACCTGACCCGTGAAGAGGCTCAGGCGGTGCTGGCCGACGCGAAGTACAACAGCGACCGCCAGGCCGTCGACGTCGGGCCTTACGGCACGCCGCTGCCAGTGTTCAACGCCTACCGCGCACTGGCCGCTCAGGTCGAGAAGGCGCTCGTACCCATCGGTGGTTGCAAGGACGGCGGCACCTGCCACCACGCCTGCGTGGTCGGCTCTGGTTGCTTCCGCGAGGCCTGCTGCGTGCCCCTGTCGGCCAGCGGTCTGGACGACAACTGGAAACCGAAGAAAGCTGCTAAAGCCCAGGCGGCATGAAGTGAGCATCCTGCACAAAAAACGCGCTGTCATAACGAACGTTATGCGCATCACCGAAAACGTGAAAGTGCTCTCGGAAGTCCTTGATCGAGTGCAGGATTCTTAGCCTACGCAAATGAAAAGACCGGGCTTTTGCCCGGTCCTTCTATACATTATACGCACCAGAACGAGGGTTTTCCCTGTAGCAGATGCTGAAAGATCGTGTACACTCTGCTTCATCGACTCACCAACCGGATGCCTGAAATGACCAAGCGCTACTCCACAACCCTGAGCAACGGCCACGTCATGGAGTCCAGCAGCGCCCACGAAGCTCACAACTTTCAGCACTACGACGCGGCGCAGACCTTTGCGCTGTCGGGCAAGCCGGTGAGCGCTGCCGAGTTCCGCGCTGCGGTAGACAGCGCCATCGAAGCCGCCTGGGCCAAGAAGCTGGAAACCCACAAGCGTGTGAACGTGCAGCACGGCGCCACCCACCTGGCCCGGGTCACCAAGTGGGTGCGGCGGTGAGCGACTGTTTTGATCACATGACGGATGCGTGGGATGACTGCCTCTTCGGCGCCACGGCGCACGGTTACCGCGGCGAGGGCTACGCGCCGCGGTCGCCGCGGTGCAAGTTCTGCGGTAGCACAGACGTCAAGTGGCGTTTACTGGAGTCAGGCTGGCGCCTCTACAACACGGAGCGCCAGCTCCCCGGAAACCTGATGCTG